CGGCCTATCATTAACAGACGGTTCGACCATGTAGCTTTTCTTTCCTTCATCCAAGTAGTTTACGTTTATTAACTTGCCGATCCCCTGGCTAAACTCGTTTAAAAAAGGACATCCGCTTATGAATGTCCTTACATCTCCTATTACGCTCATTCGCGCCTACCTCCTACAAAATTAGCCACCGAATCCACAACATCATCGCCGTGGTCTGCCATCATCCGGCGGTCCCATTCTTTACCCCTCAGTCCGTTTCCTTTGTTTGTACGATATTGAATGTCCGCATACGGCTGTGGATATATTATCCGGGCTACCTGCTCAATCGCAGTTTCTTTTAATGGTCCGTTTTTAAATGGGACATATGAATCGCTGAACCTGCGTACTTCGTGCGTCATATGTCGTTGTGCAGGTCCTCCTTGCTGCATCCCTCTTTCAAGGAGGATCTGTTGCGTAGGATTCATATGCAATTTTATATTCACCTTTTGCCTCCTATCCTGAAATGATGCATCCGTGGAGAACCTCGACGATTATCAGAAAATGACACCACTTTTCCTGCACATGGAAGATTGAGAATGTCAGACTCTTTTCTGATCTCCCCATGCAGTCCCTTCACAAAGATGCTGCCATTGTCGATCGTCCAATAGTTCTCCCTTTCTCCATCCGACAAAAGTAGATACTTGTCAGGATCAATAAAATATTTTCCCTGGGTATCGGCAGTTTCCGGTATTCGGATCTGGTAGCTGTCTTGAGACACAAGCCCTGTCTTTTCTGCTGCCGTTTCCTGCTTCGTATAGAAAGATACACCCCTGATCTGTGTCCCAATCCATTCCTGCTTCTGCGGTGTTTCCACGTAGTTGTAAAGGGTTATATCTGCATTTGTCAGCACTCTTAACACCCCCTATACAGTAGCCCGGTATGGATCAAATATGGATATGCTGCCTTATAGGCTTTCTTTTCGACAGTGATTGGCTTTCCATCAGGTCCCTCTGTGACATAATTCACGGAATAACCATCGTTATTCTCAGATTTAATGTCATATCCCCCGGTTCCCACTTTCATTTCGTCATCTGCATGAAAAACTTCCGCCACAGCACAGGCAGCCATCCGGGCCTCCTCCGGGATCTCTATATCCTCTATTCGTCCAAATGTGATGTACTTTATATAGATGCTCGCCCGCAGGATGACAGAGGAAAAGGCAGCCTCCGGTATGGTGCTGCCATTGAACTGCTCTTTATAAAATGTGTAGTCTGCATACTCTACCATACCGTGACCTCCTTATGCCTTTTCGACCAATACAATCTCCTGTGTTACTGCCGCAGCATCGACATTGATCGTAGTCGTTACCTGAGAATATCCATTCTTCTTTACTTTCGCCGGATAAGTACCCTTTCTCAAGTTATACACCACCTGTCCGGTTGCGTCTGTTTTTTGTCTTGAGCCGTTCACGTCCACAATCGCGCCCTCAATCGGCTGTGCTTCTTCTGCATTATCTTTCACTGTCAGTGTTACTGTCTGCGTTGTTACTGGCACAGTTGGCTCCAAGTAAGCAAAAGGACAACCAAGTCGGTCTTCGTCCATTCTTGTTGCCGGGTTTGGAAGAGCCCATCCCATGCGGAATACAACTCGTAAAGCCACCATGTCCTGCTGTGCAAGGTTATATACGATTTCTTTCGTGGAAGGGTCCTGGATAACTCCCTGGTCTAAGATTTTAACTGTTATATCCTGACGGATAGAATATACTGCCTGTTTAAAGTCTCCTACAACCAGCTGTGCAATAGAAGAATCAAAAGAACCATTCTGAGGGAAATACATCGGTGCGCCGTCAAGTGCATACTGCGTTGTTCCCTGCATATCTGACTTAAAGATCGGGGTTCCGTCTGTTGCTCTAATACCTCTAAGTTTCGCTCTCATTCCCATGGCAGCCAACGCACCAGTTGCCATATATCCAGATTCCTCTATATTTGCAATGACACCGTTTTCCTCCATGATTAACTTGTAATAATCAGGAGATGCCCCGACTGGTACATTATTCCCTGCCTGTCTTGCCAAAGTGATAATATCATTCTGCCATTCTGCCGGACGATTTGAACCGAAGATAATCGCACTGTCCACTTTCTGTCCGATCGCTTCATTAACCCTCGGTGTGATTTCTCCGAAAATATCAAACTCAGCATCATCCAATACGGCCTCCGGGATCGGAACGATTACCGCAAGCTCTCCGGCATTAATATAGACATTATCCCACGCCTGGTTGGATGTCTGTTTCATGCCTGTATCTCCGTTTACCCAGTAAGCGGTCGGTAAGAAGTCAAGAACTCTGATCCTTGTTTGATTGCTTGTCATGTTTGGCAACTTTTTTGCCAACCCCATAAATACAGACTGCTTTGGTGCATCCTGAAAAATGGTACTTACCACCTGTTCCCGGATAATTGCCTCTGCGTCTGCCCTGCTTGTAATATGTACTGCCATATATACCTCCTATTCTTTCCCGAATACACTTCTAAGTGCATCGTTTGCTTTGCTCTTTAAATCATCATTTTCACCAGTTGCCCCAGGAGTGCTTGACACAAACTTTGGAATTTCTTTTTCTGGCTGAAAAAGGTAATCGTTTTCCTCTTTTGCTTTCTTTAAAGCGTCTTCAATGTCATGATCCTGGTTCTTGCTCTCTTTTAAGCTGTCAATGTCAAGGATCGCCATTACTGCCTTTTCATTTTTACCACCAGCCTTTAAGATTGCGTCTTTGATCGCAGAATTAAATTTCATGTCTTGGATCTCTCTGTTGTGGTCTTCATCCTTTTTCTGTAAATCTTTTGTAAGATCTTTGATCTTGGTTTCCAACTCAGAAATGTCCACTCCTTCAAAACTTTTCAACGTTGCCTTTGCGTCTTTTAGCTGAGTCTCAAAACTGTCACGATCTGACTTTAATGGATTTACGACTTTTCCATGTTCAGCCATAACAAAGTCAATCTGTTCCTGTGTTAGTCCCTGTGATTTTAAATCGTCTGTGTTCATTATCTTCTTCCTTTCTTTATCACTATTAAGTTATTTTAGGTGTGTAACTATCCACCAGTGACCGGACTATTTTAGGTCTAATCTCCTGACCGATTAATTTGTTGCATAAAAATAACACGCCATGAGCGTGTCAGTACGGCGTATCCCTGCCGCTGGGAGATGATCGGACCACCGCCTCTCTAATCTTCCTCTTTTAGATAATTTAAGGCCTCCACAAGTGCTGTATTTAGAAATCGGTTCATCGCTTTTAACTGCTTATTTTCATTTTTTAATGTGTCTATCTTCATCATGTATTTATCATGAGTTTCAGCGATCTGCTGGTTATACTCATCTCTTGACATGCAGATTTCACTGTCCTTTTTGTTAATGAAACTTTTTTCTACCAATGTGATTCTCCTTTCAAAATGGGCAAAAATACCACCTGAGATTTTATCAGGTAGTATTTAGTAGGTTTCAAATCTTATCTTGATATTTCCGTCATTTTCAGACCATTCCGCCCAAAAAATAAATTCTGTCCATTTGTCAGATACTTGCCCCTGCTGCCATTCCGTCTCAAATTCTTTGGCTTTCTCTTTTGGAATCAGCCATCCTCGCATATCTTCACATTCCAAATCAGGAGTCTCTAAGATATTCCCTTCTCCACAGTCAGCAAAGAATACCTTGCCTTGGCTTTTTGCCTCCATCTGCACAAGCTCCCAGAACCTATTGAATTTATCGCTTTCTTGCGTTCTTAACCCTAACATTGTCAATTCCTCCTTTCAGTATTGTGACAAATTCTCCACTTTCTTTTGCCACAACAACGTCTTTCCCTTTTATATAGAAGAAAGTCTCCCCTGCCTGGCCTCTCCATTCTCCGCTTCTGACCTCACTGGCATTTTCAACAATGTCTAAAATGGTATGCCGCATAGTCTGTCTGTCCTTGGTACTCTTAGGGTTCAGACCGTATTCTTTGGTATGTTTTCCAATCTTTTTACCGAACTGTTTGTCTGATACCTTTATTATACTACTGTTTTCTACCTTTTGATACCGTTTGTTCGCCCATACAGCTTTTTGTGCCACACTCCGGTTGAATCCCACAATATTGCCGCTATTGTCCATGATCGCATGAACCTGAGTCCTTGCGGATTCTACCCGGCGACCCGTCTGTCTGCAAAACTCTTTTAGCTTCTTTTCCTGCTCTTTGAGCCGCACAGATTCAGATTCAAAACGCTGCTGCAATGTGCCTTTCAACACATCGTCACCGTCTGCTGCTTTGATCCCGGCATCATATCCGGTCAGCTTGCGCTTTGTATTCCT